AGAGGTGGTAGAGATAGTAGCTCAACAACAGGATTTTTAGCATTTTTTACAAATGGTGGTAGTGGTGCAGTTGAAAGGATGCGTATTGACTCAACAGGTGCAATTACTCAACCTAATCAACCAGCGTTTTTAGTGCAACCATCCACAACCCAAGAAAATCCAGGAAATAATACTAAGGTAGAATTTGATACTGAAGTATTTGACCAAGGTGGTAATTTTTCAAATGATACTTTTACAGCTCCTGTAACAGGAAGGTATCAATTTAATGTAAGCATACGCACAAATGGAGGTTTTGATACCGCAACCGATTATCAAGGTTTTCAATTAGTAACACCAAAGAGGTCTTATACAACAGAAGTTGACCCAGATTTGTTTGATAGTGCGGGTGGATTTTATACTTTTCAACTTTCAGTATTAGCTGATATGGATGCAAATGATACTGCTAAAGTTAATCACTTTTTTAATGCTGGAACTGTTACCCTTGATATAGGAACATCCTCAACATTTAGTGGATATTTAGTCGCTTAGTGAAATAACTAATTTGAAATAAAATAAGACAAGGAAACATAATGGATATTAAAAAAAGAACCCTAACAACAACCGAAGAATCAGTTTTAAAAAACGAGTTAATGGATGTACAAGATTGGGTTGCAAATGCCATTGATGGCAAGATAGCTAATTGCAAGAAAAGAATGACGCAAGAATGGATACCTAAATTAATGGCTGATGATTCTGTTGATTCAATACCAGCAGATGAAGATGAATTAATTGCAATGATTGTTGCAAGAGATGATTATAAAAATCGTGCTGACAGAGAAAATGCGTAAAAAACTAAACCAATGGGCTGATGCAAGTAAAATACTAAACGTTATGGTAGTGCTTGGTTTTGCAATAGCATTTATGGTAAGCATCTTTAGTTGTCAAGACTATTACATAGGTAAGACACGAGAAGAGCTATCGCAAGAAATGTTTGAGTTAGATAGCTTAATGAAAAAAGTAATCTGGAAAGCAGATAGCTTGGGTATATATAATGAATTTTATATAGATGCCCAAAGAATTAACAATGGTAGTAACTAATGATTGAATTTATTGTAGGTCTTTTCTTTGGATACGTTATTAGTGGAGATGTGGGAGAACCTGTACCTTCACAAATAATTACATATACTGATAGTACACAAGTAGTTAAGATATATAGGTCAGATTTTCATGGCTATAGATATTATCCTAATTCATTGGCTATTGGTTGGAATACAAATGATTATAGGTACTGGCAAACAGACCAGTTTATTAAACCTATATATAAAAAAGAAATAATTGTTAATAAAAAACCCAAACCTAAACCAGTAGAAAGAAAAGAATGACTAAGCCAATAGGACAAGACTCAAGTCTTAACATCAGTTTGCCTATGCTTTTCCAAGCAGTAGCAGTAATTGGTGCAATGGTCTGGGGATATGGTGAGTTAAATGGTCGCATATCGTTTCTTGAATACCAAGTAAAAATAAACGAAGAACATATTACAGCTATTGAAGAAGATGCAAAAGCTAGTCAAAATGCTGAAATTCCTGCTGACATAAGACAGAATGAAAAGATTACAGTTCTTGAAAAAGAAGTAGAAAGATTGCGTAATGAACAAGGCGATAAGTGAAGACGCTCAAATACATATTTCGATTGCTTTTCTTATTAAAGCGATGGTTGGTGTTGCGATTGTGGTTGGCAGTTGGTATCAAGCGCAAATGAAATTTGCTGAACATGAAACAAGAATTAGAACTTTAGAAGATAAGATAACTGTATTAAATGCTTCTATAGAAGGAATGGAATCTCAACACATTGAAGAGTTAGAAGAAACAAATAGAACTTTAATGCAAAAATTAGGACTTAAAAAATAATGCCAAGAAAAAAAGTTAAAAAACGTAAAGGTTTATACGCAAATATTCACGCTAAAAGAAAAAGAATTAAAGCTGGTTCTGGAGAAAAAATGAGAAAAGTTGGGTCTAAAGGAGCTCCAACAAAAGCACAATTTAAAAGAGCTGCTAAAACAGCAAGAAAAAAACCTGTACGTAAAAAGAAGAAGTGAAAGAAAAGAAAGTAAAGGTATAGTTTATGCCTAAAAAAAGAAAACAAAAAAATGTAAGAAGAACTACTGGTAAGGGTGGTAATTACAGACCTACTAAAAAAGGTGCTGGTATGACTCGAAAAGGTGTTAAAGCTTATAGAAAAGCAAATCCTGGCTCTAAATTAAAAACTGCTGTTACAGGTAAAGTTAAAAAAGGTAGTAAAGCTGCTAAAAGACGTAAATCGTATTGCGCTCGTTCTCTTGGACAATTAAAAAGAAGTTCTGCAAAAACAAAGAACAATCCTAATTCAAGAATTAGACAAGCTAGAAGAAGGTGGAAATGTTAATTATAAAATATAAGAAAGATGTATTATGGAAAATTGGACAGAAGTAGGTTTTGCAGGATTAGCTGCTGGTATTCTTTGGATGACATTTAAATGGATGACATCTGAATTAAATAAAAAAATAGATGATTTGCATGATATTATAATTAAATTAATAGATGCAAAAAATGTAATGGTGGATAAATTTCAAGAATTAAATGATGAAGTAACTGACCAACTTAACTATATCGAAGCAAAAGTAGGTAATGGTAGAGGGTCAAAACAAAGAAGAAAGGCTGGTAAATAATGCCAAGTGGAAAAGGTACTTATGGTCGTAAAAGAGGAAGACCATCTAAGTCAGGTAAAAAAATGACTAAATCACAAGTCGTTAAAATGATTAAGTCGAAAGCAAAAAAACGAAGAAAAAAGAAATAATGGATTCAGTTAAAGCTGTTATTTCTGGTTCAGCAGGAGTAGGAGTATGGTGGGTAAATTTACCTATGATGCTACAAACTGCGGTATCAGTAACAACATTAATATATTTAATAATAAAAATAAGAAAGGAACTATCATGATTCAAGACATGATTATAAAGTATTTGTTTAATGATGAGAATAAGAAAAAAATTATTAGCGAATTAAACAAAAGCGTAAATGTACCTATTATTAACGAAGAAACAGAAGAGAAAATTATTTCTGCTATCTATGAAGTCTTTGAAGATGTAATGGGAAAAGTTTTAAAAAAATAATGAGAACTACTTTTGGAGAGATAGTACAAGAAGTTCTACGACATGAAGGGGGTTATGTAAATGACCCTCTTGATAGTGGTGGTGAAACTAAGTACGGAATATCAAAAAGAGCTCATGGCAATGTAGACATAAAAAATCTTACTGTTGAAGATGCTTGCGCTATTTACAGAGAAGATTACTGGAAACCTTGTAAGGCAGAAAAATTACCAGAAGAATTAAGAGAGCCTTATTTTCTTTTTGTAGTTAATGCTGGTCAAGGAAAAGCTGTAAAAGTTTTACAAAAAGCGTGTAATGCTAAAAACAGAAAAAGTGAACAAATAACTGTAGATGGTAGAATAGGTAGAATGACTATTGGTGCATCTAAAAAACTTGAAAGAGATAGACTGGTATCTTACATTGTTTTGGAGTATGCTAGAATAGTATACCGAAATGTTTCTCAGGAACGTTTTTGGTATGGTTGGTATAAAAGAGCTTTAGGTTTATAATGCCTAAACAAGTTTTTAAGTTAACAGACTTTCATGGAGGTCTAAACAGTAATGCTGACCCTAGAGATATTGCTATAGAAGAAAGTCCTACTCTATCTAATTTAACTACTGAAAATATAGGTAAATTAAGAGTATCTGGTAAAACAGAAAATCACTCAACAGTACAATCTCCAGCAGCTTCAACAATACAAGCTGGTTATGGATTATTTCTTATGTCGCATGATAGAGGAGATGGTCAAGATGCTTCTGGAACTGCTGAATCGGAAAGTAAAACTGATTATTTATTACATTCTTCTGATACATCTGTATCTATCTATAACAAAACTGATGATGCTTGGGGTGAAGATAAAATTTCATTAGGTAGTAACTCTAAATTTATTTTTACGTTAGTTGATGGTAATCTTAGAGTTTCTGATGCAAGTGGTGTTAATGGAACTAAATGGTATGGATATGTAAATACACCATTGTATCATGGCGTACCAAATCATACTACTACAATAGAAGATGGTGGTACTGGATATTCTAATGGAACTTTTGTTTTTCAAAATAAAACATCATCACCAACTAACTGGTTAGATGGAGCAGGTACTTTTACTATTGGACAAAATCAAGCAATTACAAATACATCTGTAACATATAGTGGAGGTGGGTTTGATAGTATAAATACATTTTTAGGTATTCCAAATAATAATCATCCATCTGGAGGTGCATTAATAACTGGAAGTAGTATATTTTTGGATAAAATAGAAGGTTGGTATGCACTTGATACAGCAATAACAAGTCCTGACTATGGTTCAAATTCTAATACAGCACCTAGTCCTTCTAATAAAGGATTTAATTTAGAAATTACTACTGCATCAGATGCTAGTTCATCGTGGATTGCAGACACATATCAAATTGCATTTAGTTTAGTGTATGATAATAATCAAGAATCATTACTATATATACCACAAACAAATCATACGTTTACAGTAGCAGAAGATTACTCTGTTCGTATGGTTGCTTATATGGAAAACCTTAAAGAATCAAGTGTTTTGTCTAAAAGAGTTAAAGGTGGTAGAGTTTATTTTAAAGTATTAGACTCAGATGATGAATGGAAATTATTAGCTGATATGAATGTAGAAAAAGGATTAAGAGCTACTCTTTTTACTGAAGACTATGCTCCATGGGGTGAATATGCAGCTAATGATTTAAAAACTTCTAATTCTACAACATCAACTGATAATTATAGAATTTGTACATCTTTAGAAATGAATACAGATACTTATACATCTATAAATGGTTATGATTCTGATGAACCATCTATAACTATTTCTAATTATAAAACAGCAGTTGTAGTGGGAAGAACAATGTACATTGGCAATGTAAAAAGATTAACATCGAAAAATAAATTAGAACAACAATCTGATGCTATGTACAAAAGCGTAGTTAATAAATTTGATGTTTTTCCTGAAAGCAATAAAATAGAAGTTAATGTTCAAGATGGTGAGGATATAGTAACTTTAGAACATTTTGCTGACAGAATACTGCAATATAAAAACAAAACTTTGTACATAATAAATGTGTCTGGTAACTATGAATTTTTAGAATCAGAACATAAATATATGGGGGTTAGTCAACAATCTGCTGTTTGTAAAACAGAGTATGGTATTGCTTGGGCAAATCAACAAGGTGCATATTTCTATGATGGTAAACAAATAAGAAGTTTGTTAGAAAAAAATAATATTAAAGTTATTGCGACCAATACATGGAATAGTTTTTTTGATTTAACTGGTTCAGTTGGATATTCACCAAAAAGTAAACAAATTATATTTTTAGGGAGTACTTTAAGTGATGGTGATGTTTATGTTTATAATATAGTAACTAAATCTTGGGAAGTAATAGATGGCAAATTTGGTGGAGATACTTTAAAAACTAATTTTGCAATAGACTGGAATAATGATTTAATTTACTCTTATAACAATAGTGGAACTCCTGTAATACAAAAATACAGTCCTTATAGCACAGAAACATCTACAATAGATTACTCTACTAGAGATATAGATTTTGGTCAGCCTGGAGTTCAGAAAAAGTTTTACAAAGCAAAAGTTACATACAAAGGAACTGCAACTTCTTTGAACGTTAAATATTCAGTTAATGGTTCTTCTACTTTAAAACAGTTTAATAGTACAGATACTCCGTTAACATCTACTGGTACAACAGAATGGATTGTTAAAGAATTAACACCTAGTACATCAAGTGAAGCTAATGATATTAATAGTATACAATTGCATTTTGATGGTTCTGTAAATGCAGACTTTGAAATTAATGATATATCGTTTATTTATAGAGGTAAAAACGTAAAATAATGTTATTTGAGAACTTAAATAATATAGTTAAATTTATAAAAATACATCTAATGGTTTATTTGCCTTATGCTATCTAATTACAAAAAACTCGGTACACAGATTGTTTCTTATAAAAAACTTGGTACATCAGCAAGGGATAAAGTTATTGATGCTCAATTAACAAAAATGCAAAATGAAGCTAATTTAAAAGCTATAGATAAACTTTCAAATTTTGTAGGAGAAGCAGGTGAAACATTAGATGCTGTAAAAATGGTAAGAGAATCAGAAGATTTTAAAAAAGAGTTTGAAGATATGTTAAAAGATTCTAGATTGGAAAAATTTCCTTTTGAATTTGCTATTGATACAAGTTCTGAAAATAGACTTTTTATTCCTAATAGGGATTCTGAAAATAAAACTTTATTTAAAGTATTTGAAAATAAACAAAATTTAAATTTAGGTAATAAAGAACTTCCTGTATTACCTACGGTTGGTAAGAAGAAAAAAGGTTCTATGTTTGTTGAAAGAGGCATTGTCCAAAAGTATGACCCAAGTCAAAGAAGAGAACCTACAAGATATGATAAAAGTCAGAGGCAAGATTAATGAATTTATTTTCACAAATAGGAAGTAAAGTGGGCAAAGGGTTATCAATGTTGAATCCAGTAACAGCGGGATTGCAAATAATTGGAGGTGTAGCATCAGGTGCTATGTCTTATCAAGCTGCTGGTGAAGGATTAAAACAACTTGGACAAAGTAAAGAATTATTAAATCAACAAGAAGCATCTTTATCTGATATAACAGCTACTAAAAAAAACATAGCAACTGAAGAAAGAAAAGAAGATGTTAATTTTTTAATGTCTACTGAAAGCGGTAGAAAAGAAGACTTAACAAAAGTTCTTGGTCAAAGAATACAAAAAAGTAATTTTGTAACTGATAATCAAGTGCAAAATATATACGATACAAGTTTAGAAAAAATTATGTTTTCTGGTGAAAAAGCTATGTCAGCTATTGATAGAAAATTTGGTAGAGAAATAGTTAGTATAGATGAAAGTGAAGCTTCTCAGTTATCACAAATTGCACAAGCAAGACAAAATATAAGAATGCAAGAAGCTCAGTTTAAAAGAGATAGAACTGGATTAGGCATTATATCAAATATGGTATGAGGTTAACATGGCAATAATAGACGCACTAAGAACTATTCAAAGAGATGCAAGAAGTAAAGCATCTGAAAATATTCAAATGGCAAAACTATTTGAAGAAGCAAGACAATTTGATATTAAAGAAAAAAGATTAAAAGAAACGCAAGAGATTGCAATTCAATCAACAAAACAAAAATTAACTTTAGATTCTTTAAATGCTATAGAGGGAATGGCTACACAAAGTCAATTAGATGAAGCAAATACAACTTTTCTTGAATTAAATACACTTGCTCCATTTCAAAAATATTCATCACAACAAGCTGGTGAAGATTCATATACAGCTAAAGACTTTTCAAAAGATATGACAAAATTAAATATACCTGATGTAGAATCTTCAGAGTTGTTAAAAATAGCAAATGCTTATAGAATGTCTCAAGTTGACCCTAACTATAATAGATTATTTACAAAAAAAATGTCAGAATTGCAATCTACAATATTACAACAAATAAATAATGTAGAATCTACTGGAAAATATGAAGAAAATATTCTTAAAGCTTTAGCAACTACTGGAGCGGTAAAAGTTGGAGAAGGAAGTAATTTTAATGCAGTAAAACGAAAATATTCAAGGATGTCATCTAACAAAAATGTTTTAGATAGAATACAAATTGAAAAACGTGAATTATTTGCAGAGCAAGATTACAATATAGACATTCCAAAAGAAAGTTATTTAGAAGATACTTTAAAACGTATAAATAAATAAAATGCAAGATAACCTCTCGAAAAAACTTAGAGAAGAGTTAACAAGAACAGGTAAGATTGCTTCTTATACTGATTTTGAAATAGAACAAGCGGTTGAAAAATATAGAAGCTTAAACAGTCCTGTTTCACCTACCACTAGTGAAGCTCGTGTAGAGTTTCCAGAACTACCAGAAACAGAATCTAATTTAAATTTACTTAATTCATTAGGAGTTGGTTTATATACTGCTTTTGATACAGGTACATTTGGTATAGGTGGGTTGCTTCTTGATGAAGAATATCTAGGATTAGACTTAGAAGCTGATGACCCATTAACTCAAACAACAAGAGCTCTTGGAGGATTAGCAGGTTTTGTTGGAGCTGCTCCTTTAAAAGTTGCTAGGATTACATCTAAAGGCATAGTTGGTCTTGCTAAAAAAACTGGTAGGTTAAAAAATACAGAACTTACTGGTGCTGTAGCAAAAAAAATAAAGAATGAAACTTTTGATGCAACTGGTAATATTGGATTAAGTAAAGCCCTTTCTTCTCAATATAAAGCTTCTGCTAAAAATGCTAATATACAATGGGGAACATATAGAGATAAGTTTGTAGAAAACACTAGAACTCAATTAAAAAATTCTTTAGAGGGTATAGATGATTTAACCTCAATGCAAAAAGCTGATATATTTAAATTAATTGATAACAATATAACTTCTGTACCTTTGCAAGATTTAACAGAAGTAATGATGACTAAAATGGCAGGAGTATCAGCTGGTAGAATATTAAGTGCTGATGCTAGACAAAGAATAGTTGCTAATATTGTTAACGATATTGTTTCATTTGGTTTTGTCGATGGTGTATTCGAAGCAGTAAGAGCTTCTAGTTCTGGATATAATGCTGAAGATACTCCAATGCAAAACTTTATAAGTGCTGTTGATGAATTTAGTGGTATTAATGTTGTAGGTGGTATTGCAGCTGGAGCTGCTTTTGGTGGTGTTGCTGGAATGCCTGCAAGTGGAATGGCAAAAGGAGTATTTAAAAGAGATTTAGTACAAAGTATGAGAACTTTGTTTGGTAAAAAACCTTATACAAACTTTAATGATGACCAACTTGTTTCTCAAGCAAACTTTTTTGGTAATGTATTAAAAAGAAATGATGCAGATGATTTAGTAGATTTAACTGTAGATGGAAAAACAGTTGAAGCAATAAGCTTATCACAATCTAATTTAAGAAACAAGTTAGATAGTGAATTTGGAGCAGGACAATGGAATGATGCTTTAAAAGAAGAATTAGGCTCACAACGTTCTAAATTAGGTAGAGATTTAATTAGATATACACTAAGGCAAGAAGGAATCAATTTATACGAACAATTTCCTAGAATGATGATTGGTGGACTAGCTTTCAATGCTCATCATTTTGAATCTATTATTCAAGGTAATTTTAACCCTGACGATATTCTTTCTACAGAAACTGCTGTAAACTTTCTTATCGGTGCATATATGGAAAGAGGTGCAAGGCCTAGGGTAGAAGGTGATATAGACCAACCAAGAATTAATCAGTTAAGAGAAAATTTATTAGCCGCAAACATAGATGCTGATAGAATAGGCTATATGCCATTTTTGTCATCTGATATATCAAGATTTGAAAACACAGATAAGATTAAAGAATTTGACGACATTAATCAGGAATTAAAAAACAAATTTATTATTTCTGATAATGTAGAAGAAGTAGATTTTAAATTACCAGAAGATGCTGAAAGAGCATCAGTAGAAGAAACACCTTTATTTGCTAGTTACTTAGCTATAACTCCTAAAAAACATTCTAGGTCATTAGAGAATATACCTTTAAGTGAAGCAAAAGAAATTGAAGGTATGTTAAAAAAACTTGGTGTTCAGACTCCAGAACAGTTAGATAATTTTATTGATGAAAAATTATACGATTCTACTAAAGAGTTTGAAGATATAGTTGATGATGTTATTGTTAGAACACAACAATTAGATGTTGATAATGAACTTTTATTACAGTTTTTTAAAGATGGTAATTCTTTTATTCCTAGTTTTGTTACCATAGATAATACTTTAATACAAAAAGCAAAAAACAATGAATTTACTTGGTTAGAAACAGATGGTTTTTCAGATTTAAATGATGCAATTGCTGGGTTTAATGCTATATTAAAAATAAAGTCTGAAACAGCAACCGATGTTAATTTTAATAAAGCAGATAAAGATAAAACCGTAACTATATCTAGTGAACAAGTTTTAAAAAATGTCTACGAATCTGTAAGAGAAGGAGAAGAAAGAGTACAAAATGAATATAGTTCAAGGTCTGGTAAACAAGTACCTTTTTCATTCCTTAATTCTCAATCAGAATACTTACCAGTTTTAGTTAATAACAAAACAATAAAACTTGCTTCTATATACGAAGATATATTTAAACCCACTAATCAAGCAGTAAGAAAAGAATTAGCACCACTATTAAAATCTACTGGTATATTACAATCTAAGGAAGGGCAAACTGAATTATCTATAATAGATGATATTAATAAAATTACTATAGATTATGGTACAGATGATATTAAATATGACAGATTGGCAAAAGATAAAAGATTTTTATTAAAAATTCATGCATTACAAAAATTTTCTTTAGGATATAATGAAACAGAATTAGTATCTAATAAAGAAATTTCTTCGCATAGTGTAGATGTTTTAAGAGATTATCTTGCAAAAAAAGGGTACAAAGATGGTGAACTTCCTAATTTTATGCATAATATTATATTGGGGAAGATTCTAAAGAGACAAGCTAATCAAATGAATCTTACTACAGGAGATTTAGAAGCTATTTTAGACTTAAATACTAAAGCACAAAATAATTTTGTTAAGTTTAGTTCTAAAGCTGTTGGTAATGTAGGAGGTTTATTTTTAAATAAAATTAGCACAGACTCTCCTATATACAATGATAACATTGCTGACATTACAGAGTACAATAATGAAGTAGATAGAATTATTAGAGAAAGTAAAGGTTTTATTAAAACCTCAGACCCTGTTATTGTTCATAACCAATCTACAATTACTACAGCAAAAGAGACATTAATTGATACTAGTAGAAACTCATCTACAACAGTAGAGGTAGTAAACGCATTTTTAGATGCATTAGGAAATAGTAAAAGAAATGTTGATGTTCGTGTTAAAGAATACCTTGATTTAGATAGAATTGAAAATGCTAAAAAATTACAAAGTTGGTTAATACGTGCTGGTGTATTAAAGTCAAATGAAACTAAATCTTCTTCAATGTATAAAGTTGATTTAAAAAGATTAGATAGTGTTTTAGATGATAAGTCTTTTGATAAATTTTTAAATGAAGCAAGTATAACTGATGAATTTATAGATGCAAAGTTTGAAGAGTCTAGACAGGAAGTAGCAGATAAATTATACGAATCTCCTGATGTAGCAAAATATGAAAAATCAATAACTATAGATGAGTTTTTTGATGCATATAGATTTACTGAAAATCAAAAACTAGACAGTCAACAAGCTAAAGTAAATTATTTTACTAATAAATTTTATTTAGATGAAGGATATACATTAGATGAGCAATCATTCAATAGTACACTTTCAGATTTATATGTAAAAGATTCTAAAGATAACTTTGTTAAGTTTACGTCATTAAGAGGTAAAATACAAAAAACTAGATTAGAAGAATTTAGAAAAAATGTTATAGGTTTATTAACAGATAAAAGCAGACAAAAAGAAAAGCTTGTTATTAAATTTAATAATCAAGAAATAGCTGCTGACAAACAACTAATATATAGTGGTAGTAATTCTTTTGATGGATTAATGGATAGTTTAGATGCTGTTTATTTTATTGTTAATCCAATATCTGTAGGTTATAGAGAAACTGGTTGGGGCAGATACTCAAGAAACGTTTTTACAGATGGTAGTGATTTACCTAATAACTTAAGAATAGAAAATGAAACAGAACAGAATAGTTTTATATCTGCAATAGAACAAACAAAAAATGCTAAAGTATTTTTAATATCTACAAACTCTGACCCAATTGCTGTAAAAAACGAATCTTTACCTAATTTACATCAACCATTTATTGAATTTGTTCAAAGAATGGAAAAACAAAAAGATTTAAACAGAACTGTTTTAAATCAAATGAAAGAAGTTTCTAGTAAAATAGAAGAAAACGCATCACTAACATCTCAAGAATATGAAGGTATTTTAAGATATTTAACATTGGAAAAACAGTTTGTAGGTTCGGAAGGATATGATTCTCTTATAAGTTTGTTTAATGGAGTTGACACTGAAAAACTTTTATCAAGATTTAAATTGTTTAATACAAAGAAATTTATTAGACCTAATAAAGAAATAATTAATAATGCCATTTTTGCTTACAAATACAAATCTCCTGATACTAAAACTTTAACAACATTAGAAAAATATAAACGCAAAAACAAATATCAAGTTGCTGTTTGGGATGATGAAAATAAAAATTCTGTTATAGATGAAGCGATTCAACAAGCAAAAAGAGATAACATTGATTGGAATCCAGAAAATACAGTTAAAGATGCGTACGATAATGTTTCTGGTTATGATAGTATAAGTTATATATCTAAGGATATGATGAGGTATTTACATACATTAATTGGTCATAATCCTAGTTCAACCAATCCAATAAAACCTATTGTTTCTTCAAACGGAGATTCTGCATTGTTGTATGGTAAAACATTATTTGTATACGATATAGGTATGCAAAAGTTTTTTGATAGAAACCCTAATGTTGATATACTTATGTCTTCTAGTGCTGTTAAGATTACAGCAAGTAAAGATGATATTATAGGTAATACAATAGAGGATTTGCAATCAGGGAAAGTTTTACTAGGGCAAAATGATTTAAAATCTATTTCTATAAATTCTGTAGGTATACTTCCGAGTAAAGATGTTGAGTTGCCTACTGCTAGCAAATCAATGTCTGATAATAATTTTAAAGATGCAGATGAAGAAAGACTTACATACGAACGTGAATATCTTGATGACGTAAATGATGCTATTGATAATATGCTAGACATATATTCAGACCCAATAAAACAACGTGAGTTTGCTGTAGCTTTAGATGCTGACTTAGGTACTGCAACAACTTCAGAACAAAATGGTGCTGTTTCATTTTTAAAAAGCAATCATTATTATAATAGTTTAACTCGTAATGCTAATCCAATGTATTATGGAGATAAGCAATTGCAAAATAAATTATATTCTCATTTCTTAGATAAGATTATGAATAAAAAAAGAGCTGTATTTACTAATGTAAGTGGAGAATCTTTTAGATATGGTGGTCAAGCTTATCTTGTACAAACTGCAAGCAATAGACTAAAAGGAACATTAACTAACGGAGTTGGTGAAATAATACAACGAGGTGAAGTTATTCTTCCATCGATTGAAGCAGAAAGTACTTTAAAAGATTTACATAACGATGGTAACGATGGTTATGACCTTTCTTTTACATCAAACAAGGGTGTAGATGTTTTTAAGTTTAATGATTTTATTGATGAGATTGTAAAGTTATCACAAGAAAAAGGGAAGACTCAAAAAGCAAAACAATTAACTTCTTCTGAATTAAAAGATTTTATTCTTGAAAGAAATTTAGGTGAAGTACATGAGATATTAAAAGATATAAATAAATCTTTTGATAAGGATTATAAAATAGGTGTTGTTGTTAGCAGAAAACCAAGAACAAGACCTAATGATTTAGCAATGCTATCCCTTGAAGGATTTATGCCTAAAGAAAATGGTGTTGCGATGCAGATAAATAGTTTAGATGTTGTAAATGTATTTGAAGGTGATTATGATGCAGATAAAGCAGACTATTTTTTTAGCAATAAAGAACATAATATTGACCATGTAATTGAAAAACAAAGATTTTTTGTTCAAGGAAGAGACCCTGACAAACTTAAAAAGAATAAAACAACATTTTCATTTACAAAATCATTTTCAGAACAATCTAATTCTATGAAGAGTCTTGTGTCTGGAGAGTATGCTTGGAAAAATTCAATTGGAAGTGTACAAAAATTACCAAGAACACTTGCTTATTTAGATAGACTAACCACTACATCAGATGTTGGTTTTGCTCCTAAAGATGAAAAGCTAAGTACACTTTTGCAGTATGGAGATGAAGCAACAATAACTTTAGATTTTAAAAACTTACCTTTTTATGCTCGTAATGCATTAGAAACACAATACATGATTGACAACAATGGTAATTTAAATCCAGAGTTAGGTGCTGATTTATTAAGTATACAAAGTGATTTGTTATTTCCTACAAAAGATAATAGTGTATTGCCTAATGATTTTAAAGGTTCTCAAGATATATATAAAACAGGAAAAACTAAAACAGGAAAAAGAATAAGAATATTTAGAAAATGGGATAAAAATGGTCAAGAAATAAACTTAACTGAATTAGATAGAAAAATTATTACAACAATGATGAAAGAGTATTCTAAGTTATTAAATGCTACTGGTGGGTTAACTTATGATAATACTGGCACACAAAGAAAAGCAACATACGAAGATGTTTTAAATACTTCTAAGGACTTCTTTGAGTTTCATAAAGATATTAATCGTTCTATTTTTGATAAATTAAAAAAACAATTTAAAACAAATGACGAGTTTAAAAAAATATTCGGTGTAGAAACAAAATACAGATTTAAATTAGGTGGTATAACAAAATATGAATTTAATGAACCTAAAAATGTAGACGAAAATACAAAGATTACAAGTTTTCAAGCACCAAGAAAAGAAATATTCCATCCTGATATTTTAAATAACGCAAAACAAATGCATGAAGGTAAAAGAGGAGCAACTATAGATAGAATACTTTGGGAAATGCAAGATAGAGATGTGTTTAATGATATATATGAAAAGGGTCTTACTACTGGAATACCAAGAAGAAGTTTTGATGACTGGTATTACAAACTAACTAGTGAAGAGTCTGAATATGATGCAGACCTTCTTAAAGCAGAGTTTGATGAGTATGAAGAAATATCATCTGATTTAGTTATAAACAGAATACAAGAAGTAGAATCTTCAAAAGATTTTATAAAAAGAAATAAATACTATATACAAAGAGTAAAATATAACAAAGCATTGCCTTGGAAAGCTAAAAAGAAAAGAATAGATTATTTTAACAATCTTATAGCAAGAGAAGAAAACAAAATACAAAAATATTTAAGTGACACATACTTGAAAACTAGAGCTGCTAAAGATTTAGATTCTATCGAACTTATACCAATAGATACTAAAGATTTAAAAATAGCAGGTGTTCAGGGTTCTACTATGTCTGCTATAAAAAATATTATTGGATTAGGTAGCGATACATCAAGGATACTATTATCAGATAAGAGTGCATCTTTATTAAAAGACATTGTTACAATAAGAAAAAACTTTTATAGCGCACATAATAACAATCTTAAAGAATTTTTAAGAAGTGATAAATTATTATCTTCAAGTACTACAAGATATTTATCAGAATTTAAAGACCAAAAAACTTTGCATGATGCCGAACGTGAGTTAATGATACAAGGAGTCGTACAAGATGGTATTAAGTTTATTTATGCATATATGGATGTACCTTCTACTAATAATGGAGTAGGAGTCTTGAATAATAAACCTGTTAGATTATACAACTACCCTTCTACTAGATTTGCTGGTGGATTAAGGTTTTTATCTAGTTATGCTAGTGGTAATCTTGATATTAAAGATGTTTATGTTCAGCAATCTATAGAAAAACAATTATCTCAGAAAGAATCTGAAGATGTTTTAAAATTAATGCAAGGCATTATATCTCATTATGATAATTTTTATAATACAAGAGTAGATAGACGTGGAGTTATAGATAAAAACTCTTTTACACAAGGTGATATAGGTGCAATAGAATCTTTAAAACTACCAATAGTTCACGATACAATTGGTCAAGAAGTGTTAAATTTTGGTTCTATTAACTGGGGAAAAACAAAAGATAAAATTTCTACTGGTTATAATTTAACTAATAATCATTTGTTTGATTTATATAATGATATTATGCAATTAGCAGGAAAAACAAAAGAATTTGAAGAGTATCGCAATATTATTGGAGAAAGACAAGCAGATTTATTAAAAGCTAATACAGTTAATGTTTTTGATTTTATAGGTATGAAATCAGAAATGGATTCAGAAATTAAAAGTATTGCGCAAAAAGTGTTAAGCAGTTCTTATTTTGATGAAGGAGTTCCTGATAATAATTTTGTTGTTGAAAGAATAAAATCTAATCCTGTATTTAAACTTATGGGTGGTAAATCATTCTTTAATAATATTAGCTTAGAAAAAGCACCAGAGCAAAGTATTAAAAGTTTACAAAAACTAAATTCAGCTCTTGATTATGCAAAACATTATCAAAAACCATCACATACAGGATTTTCTGGGTTTGAAAAGTTTAAAGCTAAACTAGCAGAAATAGATGAAAGGTGTTCATAAATGCCAGCAATTAATTGTAGAATAGATAGAAAACAACACAAAAAATTATTTAACATTATAGGTGAGTGGGCAGAATCAGATTTAGCACAAAACAACTTTAGAGACTCTTATGACGCTGCTTTAAAATTATTAGAACCAGTATTTAATGTTGATGCTAATACTATTACAGAAGTACCATTGAGTGATGGTCAAATAGGTGTGTATCAGTCTAGATTGAAAGAATTAAATAAAGCAATTAAACAAGGTAGATTGGGTAATATATTTAGTCAGTTTTTTTATACTACACAGCATTATGGTAAAAGAGACCCTATTATATCTAATGACTTTACACAAAAACAAAGAATACAACAAACATACAAAGAAAATACAAATAAAATTGATGTTTATTTAAAAGCTATAACAGATGGACTTAGAGATTCTGCTTTATATGATGGAATGACAAAACGTGGAATAAGAAATGCTAAAAAAGAATTAAAAGGATTGAATGAACTTTATGCTCAGGGTAAAGCAGCTTATTTAAATAATGAAATACCTAAAGCAAAAGAATTACAACGTGAATATATGGCTAAAGAAAAAGAGTTAATGGATGGTACTTATGGTTCTATTGTAAACAAAATGGTAAACATTATTGAAAAAGATATACCTAAAATAGTTAAAGAAAAAAAATATAAAATAGATGCAGACGGTTCTATTGATACATCTTTACTTGCAAAAGATTTAAAAGAACTATATCCAAAAGAGGATACATTATTGCAAACTGTCGTTACTTATACAAAACTGACAAATGATTTATATAGTATGTTAGACAATGCAACAAATAAGCATGTTGACATAATTATAAAAAAATTAGAGTCTTCAGGAAAGATAGATAACGCAAGAGATTTAAAAGAAATTAAAAAATCTTTAAATGAAAAAATGAAACCACAAAGAGAAATTGGTTATTATCCTCATTTTACTAGAGATTTTAATATATCTCTTATGGATGGATATATGACAAAATTATCTAATTTGCAAGATTCAATTAACCCTTACAATCTTACTAAAAAACAAAAATCAGTTGATGAAGCAATTTCTGATGTCAGAGCATATTTAAGTGAGTTTACACAAAAAAGAGCGAGAGACCCAGAAACAAATGAGTTTATATTTGATTACAGTAGAAACTTACCAGAGGTATTAGCAAACTATTCACATGATGTTGCAAGGTTTAACTTTAACTCATTTATGAATGCTAACTTTATAGAATCATTAAATGCTATAGAAAAAATATATCAAACAGATGGTGATGCAAAAGGGTATGCTCAGAATATTGCTGATTATATACAAGATATGCATGTAGCATACAATGGAAAAGGTGAGTCTTCTGTATCAACAAATAATTTAGTAAGAAGTATATTGTCTTTTGAGTTTATATCTAAACTTGGATACAACCCAAGAAGTGCTGTAAGAAACGCAACGCAAAGAGCTTTAGATTTTGTAGTTTGGGGTAGGTATGGTAAAAAGAAAATTAAAAATTATTTAGAAAACGAAGGTGTTTTAGATATTGATATACAAAAGTTTTTAATTGATAAAGGTATTTTATTTAAAGAAGCTGCTCCAGATATTGAAGAAACACTTAGAACTAAAAAAATATCAGAAATGAATTTAGTACAATGGAATGACGATACTAATAAATTTGAATATGTAAAAACAACAAAAGGTGAGAAACTTGCAGATGGACTTTCTTTTCTAGCTACTAAAACAAGTGGTATGCATAGATTTGCTGAAAATAAAAATAGAATGGCAACTTTTAAATTTGCCTTTGGTCAAATGCACAAATATTTAAATACAGTTGATTTTAAAGCAAAACTATCAAAAGAAGGTAAGTCTGAAAAACAAATTACTGAAGTTATACAAAAAAAAGCAGAGAATTATGCTACAAGAATGACTGTATTAAATCATTTTGATTATTCTCAATATGCAAAATCTCCATTTATGAGGACTAAAGCAGGTGCAATACTTGGACAGTTTCAACATTATAGTTTTGAATTTTTTGAACGCAATGTTGGAATCTTAAAAGAAGGTAGGGAAGATATAAAGTCTGGTTCTATAATTAAAAAACTATTATCTGGAGAAGGAAAAGCAGAAGGGTTATCACAGTCAATGAGAATGGGATTAATATATTTTCTTGCTCCTGCGATTGCAGCTTCTATAACAGGTTTGAATTTTAAAAGTTTAATACAGCACGACACAGCTGAAAGAGTAAGTAAATTAGCATTGTTGTTTACTGGAGATGAAGAAGAAATAATTGCAGCTAATTATGGAAAAGACTTTTTTCTAAACACTTTAGGGCCTGGTGTTGGAACAGTTGTTGATGTAGGTCTTGCATTAGATTTTATTGATACTGATACGCCAGGGTTAGGATTTATAGCAAGTAATTATAGAAGGTACGACCCTAACTATGATGATAAAAGTATTACAAAAAATTTATCAATTATAAATGTAGCTTCAGGTAGATTAATAGATAGACATATACCGCAAATGTTATCTGGAAGAGTTGGATGGGCTGTGCAAAGTGAAATGGGTTTATATGCTACTGAAGAAAGTAAAAAGTCTCAGCAAAGACTTATGGAGTCTATTGGTTTTGACCCAAAAAAAAGAAGTGAAAAGCTAAAAAAAGATAAAGCAGATGTAAATGTACAAGATGTATTAGCTTCTTTAGATTTTTTATCAGCTTAAAACAGTAAGAAGAGTAAGAACGAAAAACAACAAAAGTTCTTACCCTTATAATCTTACTGTTAATTTAGTTAATTACGTACTTTAAATTGAGTTATTATTTTGTTGCTTTGTTCTACAAGATAATCAAGAATTTGAAAAGATAAAATATTTCTTTCATTTATTTCTAATTGTTTAACTTCTTGTAATTGTTCGTTTGTTGTTTCTATAAGTTTCTTAATATACTTATGATGGTCAAATGAGTTCATTGTTTTTCCCCCATAATCCTATGCAGATTGCATCCGCAGTATATAAAGTTGCTTTTGGATAAAATTCTTTTGCTATCATTTTTAATTCCTTTTTTCTTTGTTGTTTGTTTTTAGGTAACTCAAATTGTTTTTGCCACTTTTGTGGT